CTGATGGTCTCTGGGGTTATCAAACTCGTCAACAGTGACAGCCGTAGCTGTCTGTCCATTTCTTGTGATCTGAAGGACTCGGTATTCATCGGAGATAGGACCTACAATACGGTTTTCTTCTACCCTTGCTTGAATCTGGTCAGTTGCGGGATCTCCAGATGTATCAGGGATAGTCGCGAAAGCTTTCGACACTTTCTGATAATAAATTTCTAAATCAGTTCTCTGCAGAATATTAGATACAGCAGAGTAATCACCAGAAGGCACAGTTCCACTAGAAATAAGTGTTGATAATGGATTAAGACCATCAGCAAACTCAAAACAAGTCAGTCTATGATGTGAAAACTTAGGTGCTAATGTTTCAGTGGAATCAGGTTTGAAGTATACACCCTCTTCAGCACCATCAAAGAAGGAGAACTGCCAGAAATATGTACCACCAGTTACTTTAAAAATTGCTGTTCTTGGAGGAACTTGATCCTCTGTATTAATACCTTTGGCAGCATATGTAGTAGGATAAGGAACATACTTAGGTATAATCTTAGTTCTTCTAAGGTCAGTTCCAACCAATGAACAACCTCTTGGAACAATAATACCACCCTCAACAGAGTTATATTTGTAGAGAACATTGTTAGGAGAAGTTAAGTCTAGGTTTGAGTTTGCATCAATAGGTGCAACGTTTGTGTATAAAACATCACCAGGTCTATTGTCTACGACATACTCAGCAGGGTAGAGCATGATACTAAAAGCATCAAACTCGTCATTACTTAAACCAACTCTATATGAAAATCTTGCTACTTCTAAGAATGCTCTTTGCAAACTTTTAAACGGACGCAAAGCAGAGTTACCCCTATTATCAATCGCATCAGATGCGTCAAAATCGTCTGGGTTGACATATATGATACGTCCTGTTCTGGACGTAATAATATTCTTTAGTCTAGTTAGTGACATTACCTATCCGCTTTGTTTGTATTTATTTAACTGCCGAATGTTCGGGGAGTGAACGCAGTCGAAGCATCTTCAAACCCAATAAGGGAGAAGGTGTTGTTTTGTGTAGTGCTGTTGATAATCAATCTTTCACCAGGACCAACAACAATAGAGGTATTTTTTGCTACTGCATGGTCAGCATTAGTTGCACCTTGAATAATGTAATTATTTTCTAGAGCAGTAGTTGCAACAGCAACACTACTTACAGTCACAGTAGATCTTGTCGCAGTAGATAACTTAGGGTTATCTAAGAAAGTATCTGAGCCAGCAAAGTCTGCTGAATTAGAACCCTTAATAACGTATAAGTTATTACCACTGTAACTACGAACATAACCGTACGCTCCAGAAGTTTGAGCAGTAACAGTATATGTGATACTGTTCTGAACAAAGGTAGATGTAGAGTTAGTCCATGTTCCTTCTACATCATAGATATAGAATTCATTGAATGTAGGAGTTGTAGTTGTGGTAATGTATGCTTCAGATCCACCAAAACTACTGTTCGCTGCAGTTCCAGTAACAGAGTTATACCAGTATATAATGCCAGGTGTTGCACTAGAGAAGGCATACTGAATATATGCACCACTAGAACCAATGGTGCCATTAGTAGTTTTACCAGTGGTGTATTCAGTTCCGTCATCAGCGTTTCCTGCTGTTCCGTCAGAACCCCACTCACCGTTGATAGTCGTTGATAATGCAAAAACATGACCAGTGTTAGAAGAGTCAGAAAGATTAAATCTATATGATCTATCATTAAACAATGCGAGACCATTATCAGCAGATATCAGACGAAGATCATAAGTTCCACCTGATGTGCTAGAGAATGCAAACTTATTAGAAGCAGTTCCTACACCACCAGTTGATACCGTAGCTGATGCTCCTGCACCGTTTGAAATACTGTCACCGTCAGTAAATTCTGCTCCAGATCCATTAATAGTAGAAGGACCTATATGAAGAATAGTTCCGTTAATGCCATATACTACTGCTGTAGTTGTATCACTACCAGAACCCTTAGTAATAGTGTTACCAACGGAGAACGTACCAGTAACACTTTCAGTTGTAACTTGTCTGATAGCAAATGTTTTTACAAAAAGTTCTACATAGGCAGGAATAATTACGGATTCAAATTTAAACTTAGACTCATTATCGGTGCTCGTAATTTGAAGACCACCTGAAAAACCTTGTGCTGAAGGGTCAAAGGCAGTGTCAACTGTCATTTTATATGCAGTGATGACATCATATTCATGTAATTTATATGCGTTTGCTGATCCATCTACCACTAACTTTTGATCAAAATTCTTAAGAGCAACAGAGTAATCTGATGCTGTTCCATCATTAGCGACATTTACCATCGTGCTTGCAGATTTATCAATAGCAGACCCATAGAGCAACGTATTCGTATTCGCTGCGGGTTTGTTTTGTGCAAGTAAACCTTGATTAGCCATTTTTAATTAAAATCCTGCGTAGAAAAATTGTTGTTGTCTTGTTCGACCAGTTAAGTTTGCTGCACTAATACCTGCACCAAATGTAACATCATCAAATGAAACGTTTTCAGTAGATAACAGAGTTGCATCAGAGTCAGGGAATCTGATAGTCCTGTCTGCTGTCATATTATCTATAGAAAGAGTAACACTACCTAAAACATTTGATCCTGAACCTTTAAGAACTGGATTGATTAATGTTTTATTTGACAGATTCTGTGTAGCAGCTTCTGTAACGATCGTGTTAGGAACTCCTGTGCTATTTAGGTCTGCAGTAGGAGGGATCTGAACTGTTACGTTAGTAAAAGTATTTGAGTTAGCAACTGAAAATGTAATCTTCTTTGTAGTATCCGTAGGATCTTGTAAGATTAAACTTTCAATTGTTTTATTCTGCAATACTTGTGTTGCATCAGTAAAAGCGAGTATACCTGACAAGTTAGGAACAGTCAGAGTTCTGTTAGCATCTAATGCAGTAGTATTAAACTGTGCATAGTTTGTTGCAACTTCAGAGTCTTTTGCAAGTTTAAGATTAACTAGAGTCTTACTTAGTGCTGTTTGTTCTGTTTTAGTATCTAATAGTGTAGATGAAGTTGCAGTTGGTTCAGCAGTTGTTGTTACAGTTCCTGCATCAGGAAGGAAGTATGACCTTCTCGCGTTTGATGTAGCAACCCAGTTAATTTGAAATATTGCCTCTTCAGTGCCATCAGTAAGAACAAGATTATCCTCGTCAATAAGAATGGTTTTGTTTCTCAGTGTTTGCTGCGTGTCATCACCAATCAAAACTGTACCATTACCAGAGGTAATAGCAGGGAGCGTGAAGATACGGGTGTTAGTTCCCGTTCCAACATTACTCACCTCAAATCTTGCTTTAGGTCCTTGTGCATCTTCTAAGATAAAAGAACCATCATCAATAGTAAATAGACCCGTAACTTTAACTGTTCCCGTTCCTTTCGGTGCGAAAACAATATCTGTATTAGTAGCAGTATCATCAACAGCAGTTACAAATAACGAAGAACTAGTTGCAGTATTACTAACTCTACTGAAATATAAACCACCATCACCAAATGCAACACCGATTTGATCGTACGCTGATTGGTATAGTCCACTGTCTCTATCTAAATCAAAACAAAGACCAGGCGATGCCTTAGTTCCTTGTGCTACTCCACGAAAGAGTTGATTTACTTTTGCTTTTCGGTTGGGAATCAATGGGTCAGATACGACCACGGGAAGAATTGCTTCACCCGACAGGTTAGCATCTGATATTGTATCCAACTGAGATATTTTACGGGTTCCCACAGATAATCACACTATTTGCTACAGGAAGTATTTATAAAGAAAGTCAACCACCTGTTAGGTCTATTTCTTCTTCCTCTTCTTCTCCTGTCTTATATGCCCACTCATCTGTATGTCCTACAGACCACCACTTAGGTAGGGTTTCTACTGCATAGTTTTGTGTGCATACTTTGAAGTCAGGTTTCTTAAGGTTATCATTGTCAACTAAACTATTATCAAAGAACTGACATCTGTTATTTGGTTGTGCAGCAAACTGTCCGTTGTCTAATGCTATGATATTAAATGTCTTGTGTTCTGGATCATGCTCTGAGAAGTTTACATCTAATACAGAGAAGTCAGGATGTGCAGTATCAATAGTAAACTCATACTCTCCTGCGTGCATCTTCTTATCCTTACCAAAAAACTGACATCTACCTAGTATAGGTTTCTCTACAACTGTAATATTATAGTCAAAACAATCCCATAGTTCTAATACATCTAATGGTAACTGTTCTTCCCAATCAATATCTGGTTTCCATACAAATGCACTGAGTGGTAACTTATCGAAGAGTGCACCATAATCAGTTAGCAATGTCTCAAAATACAATGCCTTTGCTTGAATACTTCTTACTGAGATCCAAATGCCAGGTGTGAGTTCTCCATGACCTTTTTCTAGATCATAAAGATATTCTTTTTTGACCCAGACTTTTCTGGGAGGTAAGGGATGAACTAAGTATGCCATTATACAAAATTTAAAAAGTGTGATAAAGAATATCTACCTAGACCTTCATCTTTATATTGATCCTCCATAGTGATAGGAGTAACCCCATGTAAAGTTGTGCCAGGAAATGCTACTGCACTATTATGTTTACATTTAATCGTCAATTTATAATCTTCAAAAACAAAATCACCACCCTCAAAACGTTTAGGTTCTTTCCACAACCATGAAATTATACTGACTACAGTATTGTCATGATGTGGTAGATAATATGCACCGTCATCATAATAAGAAAGTAAAGAGTGATCAATATCAGGTCGTAGATACTTCCATTCTTTAATATGATCACTATTGACTATCAAACCAGGTTGAAATAGTTTTCTAGAAAGACATAGAATATTAGAATATTCTCTCTTTTGAAAAACATTATCTACAAAGTTTCCTTGTTTTTTAGTTCTTTCTTTTCCATCTTCTGATAATGAGGGATTAGTATTTGCGTTCAATATATATGAATTAGATTGATAGTAATCTAATTCTTGCCATATTAATGTTAATTCATCTTCAGTGTATAAATCCTCTATGATTAAAAATGGAAAAGGATCCGTATTCACATGTATATTCATTGATGAGGATCGTACTTACGAAGTATATAGAGGGCAATAGCAGCACCAACTGATGATGCACCCAAAACGATTAAGAATAGTGGCATGGTATTTTTTTATATTTTAAAAGGGGGCACTGTTTCTAACGTACAGATCTTTTGTACTCCCCCCATCCCAATTTCTTTTGTAATGCTTTTAATCTTTTTTTGGCAGCACGAAGTGCCTGAGGTTTAAGGTGCCTCTTCTTCTCTTTCTTTGAGTGGTGTTGCCAGTTCGGGAGTTTCATGAAAGTTACAATATTCATTGAAAGTAATCTTCATTTCCTTATTAGTTAGATTAGCATGCTTTGCTGCTTTTGGCAAGTTCCATTTGCAATGATACAACATTTCCATTGCCTTTCTTGTCTCAGGACGCATCTTTCTCCATAAATTTTTTACGGAAATCTTCTACTTGATCTTGAATTTCAGTAGGAACAGGAGCGATTTCATTTACAGGTACGATCATAACAGATGCACCATCAGGTTTAGTAATTTTCCAACAGACACGTTGCGTCTCTGTCAGATCCATGATGAAATGAAAATTTTCATCTGCTTGATCTAAAGTAATACCAATAGGTCCAATCATAATACTATTTAATCATCGTGGTCATCCCAAGGATCTGCCAATCCTTGATTTGCAAAGAACCCTTTATATATTCCGTATCCTGCCAATAAAACAGTAATCACTGCGACAGAAATTGGAAATGTAATATTGGGATTGAGTGTGTAATGTGGAATAATCATTCTGTTTCTGCAAAACAATAAGTAATCAAATCGGTGTCAACACAATCACAAATGCAAGAAATAGTTTCTGTGAAGTCATCTGCTCCATCTTCATTCCATTCCCATTCAATTGTTTTGTCGTATCCTTCTTTATCTAAGATTTTAATAGATCTCTTAGATAAATTAATGAAGATATGTTCTACCTCCGTATCAAGCATGGGGTCTCCTGTTGTTCTGCGGAGGTGCATTGCACCAAACCAAGTATGGCATCCGCGTATACACATATAGTATAGCACTAATTTAGGTAAATTGACAACCCCTTTATGTTAACAACTCCTGTAGCAGTGATATTCGCTGCCATAGAGGTAAAGCAACTGTAAGGACCACCTGTTGCATTGATTGATACAGGACCTGCTTTAGTAATTGTATTATGTGCACCCGCAAGAACTATATTTGTGTATGATATACCATTTTGATGTAGAGCATATCCTGCTTTATTCATAACAATATGTCTAGGAATAGCATCAGCAGCAGATCCGCCTGGTGTCATATAAGTTTCCATAGATCCACCAACCTTTCTAAGAATTCCACTCTTTGCCTTAGGAATCTTAGGAGGAGGAAAGTTGATAAGTTCTGTCAAAGATGGAGTGTTGACTTCAATAGAGTTATCACCAGTAAGTATGATTTCACCACCTGCAATGTTAGTTGTTGTATTTGAGACCTCAAAGTTAGATCCAGTAATTTTTGTAGTAACCGCACCAATATTAAATTCAGAACCTTGGAAGTTATATGAAGCACCTGTAATACTCATATCAAGATCAGAACCAAATGTTAATGAGTGTTTCTTAATATCTTCTTTGTTAGTAACTTCACCAGTTTTAGGATCTACAATTTTAGGGCAACCTTGAGCATTAAGCATGAAGGATCCACCAACAGTAACATGAAAATCGCCAGTAACCTCTAAATGATAGTCACCTTCAACATTTGTAACTTGATCACCATCAATTGCCTTACATTCGTCACCATGGCATTCTTCTGTATGATTACCAACGTATGTTATGTGATCTGCAACTAGAACATCATCTTTCTTTTCTGACTGCTGTTTTCTATATTGTGCTAACTTCTCTTCTATCTCATCATCAGTCATATCTGGATTTTCTTGACGCAATGCTCTTTTGAAAGTATATTCAGCGTATGCTCTTTGACTTATTTTGACTGATGAATGAGTTGTTCCATTTTCTCTACGAGTAATAGTTGCCGTACGACCTGGTGTGCCAATGTATAATTCAGATGCACCATTTACTTGATTTTTAGCACTAGTCAAATATGGGTCTGCACCCTGCAGAATATTATCAATTAATCCACCACCCTTACTATTATCACCACATTCACCTCTATTTCTTCCTCGAATCTTATTAATATTTGCAAGTTCCTCAGGTGTACAGTTAGTTGTACCAAATAAAGGATACCAACCTTTATCATCCTTAGCACCAGTAAGTTTACGATCACAATTACTTGAAGCAAACTTAAGGAATAATGCCATCAATCCAGATAGATTAGTTATTCCATTCTTAAAAAAGTCTTGTAGATCATTAAAAATTGATGTTCCGTCTTCCCATGTTTTGATAAGATCTTGTGCTTGTGAAATTCCATTAACAATACCTTTTACACTACTTACGATTCCAAGTGCTTTGTTAAGAATGTCTTGAACTGCACAAACAACATCATCAATAACCTTTTGAACACTATCAAGAACCATTTGTGCTTGATCAATTATACCATCAAGGAATGAATTGAGAGTATTGAGAAGATTATCTATAGGAGATTGAATAAGACTTAATAGATCTTTATCAACAATACAAAGAGAACTTAAAACCATTTGCACTGCTTTTGTAATAGCAGTAAAAGTCACAAATGGTATACCAGTTGCACTAGCTAAAATAGATACAACATTTAATTGTTCAGCAAGATTTGACAATGATTGTCTTACAGCACTAACAACTTGAGTAAATATAGCACTCAAGAAATTTTGTATCTTACCAGTTAACTGTCCTGCGGTTACAATTTTTCCCGTAATTATATCAAGATAGTCACCGTCCTCATTCTTAACAAGAGTTCCTGCATTATCAGCCATATCTTCAACTAGATATGACAGTTTATATTCAAGTGATCTCCAAGGACCACCAACACCATTAGCAGCGTGTATTGGTTTATCTGGATCTCTAGGTTTTACTGTATTGCTTGAACTACCACTAATACCTGTAGCAGTTCCAATATTAGCGGGAGAACCAGGACCTCCAACTGTCCCTGTTTTCATACCAGGCATTATAACAGTGTTATTCTCACCTTGTCTCAGGAAACCCTCTTCTTTAGTCACTGCCATTGTAGAGTTTGGTTTTGCAGGGTGTAATGCGGAAGCATTAACACTAAGACCAGGTTCCATTGCTTCACCTGTAAAAGCAAACTGCTGTTTTATTTTTGTATCGTTTGATTTCTGAACACGAAGAACTCCCATGACAATAGGCATCTGTGCTTGATCGCCATCCATAAAGAATCCCATGACGATTGCACCAGGTTGAAGTTGTCCAGAACTTTCACCTTGTCCGTCATTACCTGCCTGAGAGGTGTGTTGTAAACATGTTGCCCACGGTAGTTTATCTGTAGGGAGTGATGTAGTTGTTCCTCCCCGTACGTTAGTGTAATATCCAAGCACACGAACTTTAACCCTACCTAATTCCATAGGGTCTTCGTTGTCTTCTACCTCACCAACCCACCAGAAAAATCCATCTTTTCCAACAAAATTGATCGTAGGTTCATTTACAATACCATCAATGGTTTGCATATTTTTGAGATCGCTACAAGTTTATTTAGGGTCGATACAGCGAGTGAATTTATAAATGCCCTCACTACCCCATACCATGTTACCTTTATCATCATATCCTTGATCCATACTATGAAGTCTATTCCCGTATAGAGTAATCTCAGATACAATTTTATATCCTTTGGCACCAGTGCATTTATCACCAACTAAGTGTCCATGCCATGCTTCACCATCGAATGTAAACATCATATCACAGTTTTCTGATCTTGTCCAATCTAAGTTATAATTTTCAAAGATTAATTTATCAAAGGATATTACATTTACCTTATGATATCTTTCTCTGTAAGGTTTATTAGCACCGTCTCTCCTATAAAAATTTTTTGAATGATAACCACCATCTACCTTCTCCCATATAGTTTCAACAGTAGAAAAATGGTGAGGTAATGATTGTGCTTGATATCTATTCGTCCAGTGTCCTATAATATAATCGTCAATCAAAACCATCTCCAAGGTAACATTGACATACCTACCATATTTAACAATGGTTCAAATGCTAGTGCAATTAATGTAAACATTAAAACCTCTATAAAGAATCTTTGTATCGGTGAAAACTTTGACTTCCATTTTTTAACTTTCTCTCCTACCTTCTCACAACGTCTCAGCAATCCTGTCTTCTTTAAAATTAGTGTTGCCCACCAATTTGGATCTACAAGGTTTCCCAAGGTCTCTATTGTAAATTTACAATATGCCTTTATAAGTTTAATCATCACACACCAAAGCGTCCTCTAGTTTTCTGATAGTGCTCGGCAAATTTAGCGTCTGACCACACTTCATTAAACATGAATAATTGTGCAATATCACCTTCATAGTAAACATTGTTTCTAGATCCATTTTCACCACCTGCTTCAGAACCATCTCCAATGAATCCCCAACGTCTAGCTCTTCGTCCAAAGTAAGAGTGGTTTACAGTTCGTGTTCCGTCTGGTTGACCATCACTATAGAATTTTACTTGATTGTTAGAAGATGATACAGTGCAACCTCCAAAATGCCATTGACCATTATTATGTGTGGCATCACCATGAATATCCCAATATCCTCCACTATCAGCATAACCAGAGAACTGTAATTTACCTCCTGTACCAATGTTCCAAGAAATAACTTCTGATCTATCCCAGTCTAACCATGACCAGTTTCCAGAATCCCAACCACTTCCAGAACTAGGACTTCCATATGATGTTCTAAACCAGATACCAATTGTAAAATTATTCAGTCTTCCATTATTGTTAGGACCGTGTTGTCCATTTGGACCATAGTTTAGATCATTGATCCAACCATATTGGTTACTACCGTTAAAATTCCAATATCCAATTGAACCATCCCCAGTTGTAACTGCATTGTAACTAGGACCATTAATCATGGTGCAGTTAGCATTACCTGCATTAGGGTGAGCTTCTTTGGATAACCAGACATT